CGCGCGGCTTCCATGTGTTCCTGGGCAAGAGATGTGCTGCGAATGCCAATCAAATTGTAGGCATACAGCACAATCTCGCCAAGCGAAGGATCAAAGGTATATGTTCCGCTGGTGGTCATGGTCAGACCTTACGCCGCGTCATTCTTGATCAAGACAAGGTTGAAGTAAGAGGAAACAGAATTGTTTGCGGCGCTGCCAACAGCAGCGGCTTCAATGTCTGTTTTCTCCGGGAAGGAAATTGGCACAAAGAAATCATAAGTGGCCGTGCCATTGTTCAGCGTAACAAGGGCAGCCGTTGTGCGGATGTTATTTGTGCCAGAAGCAAGCAACCGGCCAATAATCTGAGTTGATCCAGTGGCTTGCCCAGCAGAAATCTGCCCAGCATCCATGTAGGCCGTATATCCGGCAGGCACCGTGTAATGCCCAGTAACAGTCGCATTGTAGTCAAAGAGAATGATCTGCCAAACGGTCGCAGGAACGCCAGCAGTCACAGTCCCAGTGCCGAAATAAATGGTGCCTTGCGCGCTGTTGGCTGAACCAGCAGTAGCGACATAAGCAGAATTGATCCGCAGCAAAGAGTTGGTGGTCAGAACTTCAGTCTGGCCATTCAGCGTGACGGTTTCGGTTACTTGATTGTAATCAGCATCAAGACCATTGATGAAAACAGTGCGAGCCCCGGTGCCAGCAGCAGTATCATTCGCGCTGGAGGAGCTTACCTTCCACTGAGTGGCCACCAAAGGATGAGTGATAATGCCACCCCCAGGCCACACAGTCTCTTCCGTTGTATCAACGTCTGGGTTGAACCCAAAGACAGTTAACGGGATGTGCCAAGAGATCTGGCCGCGCGCCACCTGAAGCTCAAAAGGCTCATAACGACCACTTTGAGTAATTGACCAAGCTGTTGTGGCCATCACGCCTTCTCCTTCTTCCGTCCAGCCCGCATCGCGGTGACGTTATCTACCAAATTCGGCCAGGGCCTGCCAGCAGCGCGGGCGCTTGCCTTGGCATCCTTCACATGCTCACGGCTCATGTTGCGCTTCTTGGCGTCATCGGGAGCGTCTTTCTCCCAGAAAGGCTTCTTCGCCATGTCAGCAATCCCACTTCCGAAGCGATTTATTGACCCTGCTATCAGGATCGCGTGCGGTGGCGGCAGAGGTCAGCTTGGCCTTTAAGCCTTCCATCCGGCTGCAAAAACTTCGGCGCCGTGCGGCAGCCATTTCACTCTTCTGCGCTGTTTCCCGTGAAACAGGCGGCTTGATATCACGGCCTTCTGCGCGCAGTGACGCGCGACCCTTTGCATTCAGGCCGCCTTCTTTGTTTTTACCTTCCTTGCGCGTCCAAGCACCAGCCATGATCCCCTCCAAAGGAAAGATGGGGGCCGAAGCCCCCACCAATCACTGACCCATGCTGTCGAGCTTGCGGCCCTTGGCAGGGGTGCCAGAATGCGCGCTGGACAGCGGGTTCATGTTGGAACCAGCGCGGCCACCAGCTTTGCGAGCCTTGCGGCCAGCATGCGCCTTACCGGCATCACCATGGATCTTGCCCATGGCCTTACCACCGCGCTTACGCTCTTCAGCGGCGCCCATGATCTTGGGCGCATTCACGCGGCGGTTCGGCTTTTCGGCCAGATCCTGTTCCCACTCTTTGGAACCAGCAGCAGGGGACTCGCCACCAGCCGCACGACCCTTACGACCCTTCATAGCGGTCCTCCTTAAAGCTGGGCATAGATCATGTTGACAACGACATACCCAGCAGAGGTCGCGCCAACGGGGGTTACAGTGACCACCACCGGAGCGGTGGTAGGAGCGGCGACACCAAGAACGGAAACACCAGCCATCGCCGCAAGCTGCGCCGCAGTGAAGGTGATGGAAATCCGGCCAGTGGCAGCCTTGACGTTCACGCCACTCACATATTCAGTGCCGCCGGCAGTGGTGCCGATGCTCAACGTGGCCGAGGTGGCCGAGTCGAATGCCGTCAGAACATCAACGGTGAAGTTGAGAATTTCTGAGCCAGCAGGAATGTAGAGAGTGGATGAAACAGCGTTCGTGCTATTTTGAGTGATCGCTGTGGACTGAACAAGAACCGCATAACCCTGATTGGGGCCATTGGTTTCACCAGTCTGAAGCGTACCCGTAATAACAGGACCGCTAAAGTGAGTAGCACCCATTTTTAGCCCTTTCCTGAATTAGCCCCCTGACACAATGCCAGGGGGCCGTTACGGGGATCACGAAGTCGGGAACGACCCGAAGATCGAGCGCCAGTTGTAGTACCCGAAAGAGTACCGCTCATAGCCCTTGACCAAGAGGTTATCCGTGACGAAATCAACCTGCATGTCCGTTTCAAACTTGATGCGCTCCATGTAGGAGAGGCCATCAATGTTCGTCAGCAGGAACCAAGCATACTGCGAGGTCAAGAAGTCGTTGACCATGTAGGATTCCGGCAGACCACCCGCCGTCATCATAATGGCATTGACATCGTTATCGGCAGTGCCTGGCCGCAATTCAGTCTTCGTCAGACGGATCGCGGTCGGTTCAAGCTGCGGCGGAACGATCAGCTTACGCGCCCGCGCAAACACCTTCAGGCCCGCTTGGTCCTTGAAGTTGGTACGCACGGAAATCATCGCGTTCAGCAAGGTCGCTTCGTTCAGGCCAACATCCGTGGTCGGACGGTTCGCCACCGTGCCACCATCAATCGGGTGAGAGGTGGAGCAAAGCGCCACGCCGTCACCGCCGATGGAAGCATTGTAGGTCGTCGCCGTGTTCAGGATGTTCGCGCCGTAGATTTCCTTGGTCTGCTGAAAGGATTCAATCAGGCCGAGGTTCGACGGATGGAACTGCGTCTTGTACAGGTTGTCATCAATCGCCTTGCGAGTGATGGCATAGCCAAGCGCAATTTCCGTATGCTCCTGGTTATAGACGAAACGCTCACCCGCGCCATTGTCAAAAGCGGTCTGGCCGCCTTCGGTTTTAAGCTGGGCAAGGCCGAGGTAACGCATTTCAGCGGTACGCTCGAGCGCCATCTTGGAGTCATGCTTGGTGAAGATTTTGTCGTACTGAGATGGGATCATCTCGTACTTGCCTTCAACACCACGCAGACCGGGGAGGAGCAGGTCTTTGATAGCCGAAAGATTAACAGCCATGGTTCATGCCCTCCTTACGAGATGCCGGTCGGGCCAGCGCCATTGCTGCGCAGCCACTCGTTGTTGAACCCAACAACCACATGATTGTAAGCGGTCGTCGGATCGGCACCATTCGCGCCCGGAGGAGCGGTGATCAGGTCAACCACAACAAACGGGAACGTCACAGTCGTACCAACAGAGTTGAGGTACGCGCCGGAAATGCCGGTGCTGCTATTGCCACTACCAATCGCAAACTGAGCGTACTTGCCAATCGGCGAAGAGCCATATGCGGAAAGGGTGCCAGAGATATTGAAGGTCGTGCTGTTGCCCATCACGACGAAGCGAGTATTCGGATCGTCAATGACATAGGCAATCACATCGCCATTGGCGTCAGAACCCGGCCAGTAATTGGACCAGACTGTGCGCTTTTGGCTGGTGGACACATACTGACAGCCAACGAAAATCCCCGCGAGGGTCGTGGTGCCAGGAGCGGCCTGGGTGATGTAACCGTTGGCCGTGCTGACCACCGGCATGACCGGATCACCGAAATAAATCGGCGTAGTGTTGGAAGAGGCAATGCGCCGTGCCGTCTGAGCGAAAGTGGGAACCCCACCAGCGCCGCCTTGGTACTGCGCAAAGCCGAAGGGGGTATTCGTGTTTGCCACGAATCGGTCCTCCGATTGAAAGCGCCGTTACCGCGCACCGGGGCGGCTAGGGAGCAGAAAGAGGCTCAAGCCTTCCGCACCGGGGGAAGGCAATGCGGACAATACGCCCACATCGCCCAAAATATCAACACATTTTATAGGGGTGAAGGGGGCCGAAGCCCCCTTCAATTTGTGTCAATCCTGCGGGATCGGCATGGGCTCAAAGCCCTTGTTGATCTTCGGCTTCACCTGGGCGTGGTCGCGGGTAAACTGCCCATCCGGCGCCGAGGAAAGCTGCGCTTCCTTAGCCCTGATCTGTTCCCGCGCCTTCCGCGCATCAGCCTGCCGCACCATGTCGGTGATCTTCTTGGGGCGGATCATCAGGATCATGCCCTTGCGCTCAATGGTGTTACCCTTCCAGCCCTGCGGCATCATCTCGGGGAACATGCTAAGAGGCGCTGGCTCCCAGCCCATGCGGGCATAGGAAACCATCTGGGCCGGATCTTCAGCGCCCATCACCGTCTTGGTTTTCCACTCAGCATCCCAGCCTGGCGGCAGCCTGGAGCGGTCAATGTAGAATTCATCAACCCCTTCAGCCACAGTGCCAACATGGCCCAGAATTTCAGCCGTGCGGCTGTCCGCAGATGCCAGCGAGTATTCCTTCCGCATCGGCGGGCGAAGCACCTTACCGGGCGTGTAGGCGTCCACGACATCTTCTTCAGCCGATGGCGTTTCACCCTCAACCTGGGGGGCAAGATCCGGCTTCGCCATGCGGGGGCGCCGACCACGGCGCATTGGTACATTTTCCATTGTTCAATCCTTTCTCAATGCTTGGTCAGCTTGCCGTCTTTGATCAGGGCAAGCTTGTTGCGCGCATACTCTTCAGCGGTCATGCCCATCATCTTGGCCATTTCACGCTCATCGGCAGACAGGCGCACCACATTCGGGCTGCCGCCGCCTGTGCCTGTCCCAGACCTGCTTACGGGCGCAGCAGCCGGGGAAGATCGGCGCTGGGTTGGCGCCGAGGCAGCAGACATAGGGGCCTCGGCGGCAGCCGTAGATGCCGCAGGAGCCTGCACCCCTAGAAGGCGTTCCACCGATTCAAAATACTCATCGGTATCCGGCTGTACGCCATCCGCCGTGACCAGATTGTGCGCCGCAACCATTTTCTGGGTGAGCCGCTCATTGCGGGCAAACTCGGGATGGGCGCGAACCCACGCAGCAGACCGGGCGGAAAGCTGCGAAGCCAGCGTTTCCACGGGATCGTAAGCCGGGATTTGCTGTGGATGAATTCGCGGGTTTTTGGCCTGCTCCTGCAAGGCTGCGCGGCCATTTTCAAGCTGAAGCAGCTTGGCTTTGGCATCCGCCATGGCTTCCTGGGCATCTGCCGCAGCGGCATAATCCCCAGAAGCCATCGCGGCCCGCAAATTGGCCTTCAAGATGTCAGCTTCGCGCTTCAGCGTGTCAATTGCGCTGGTCACAAGCTGCAAATTGCCTTCATCAACCTGCCCACGGGCTTCATTTGCAGCCCTAGAAGCTGCATCAGCCCGCTTTTCGGCTTCAATCCGCGCCAAACGCTCTTCTTCAAAGCGTTTTTTGAGCGTTTCAATGCCTTCTTCAGGGGAAATCTCCGGTGGAGCTTCCTCTTTTGGCTCTTCAATCTTGATTTCAGGCTCTTTTGCAGCTTTTTCTACTGCATCGAAGTCGATTTCGATCTCTTTTTCAGTTTCTGACATGATTTTTCACCTCACCAAACGCGATCCGGCACATCAATCTTGCCGCGCACCGCAGTGTCATCGACAATTCGGCACAACACGTTGTTCACCGTGATGGCCCAACCATCAGATGGGCGAATTACCACCCAATCATTCACTTCAACCGAGATGTCTTTGAACCATTCGCTGGTATCATCGACAAAAGCAGCCGGGCCTTTCTTCACCA